TCTTCAATAACCTCTAGGTTACTGTCATTAAATTCTGCTATAAGTTTCATTTACTTATTTCCGTTGTTATTCCTCTTCTTTAGAGGCCTGCCTGTCTTGTAATGAAGAAGCGAGTTCAATCTTCTTTGCATCAAGAGCAGCAGTTAATTTGTCGGCCATAACTGAATTAAACTGCTTACTAGCAGCAACGTTATCGCCATTTTTTACATCATTAATTAAATTTTCAATACTCATTTATTTTTATCCTTCGTTATATATTTATAATAATTTAAATGTCAAGGTCATCTTCATCTTCAATATCGCCTGATTCTTTTTCAGCAGCGATTTGTTTTTGAATTTCAGCGATCTCATCATCTGTTTGTCGTAAGATGTTCTTACGAATCCATTCATTGGACACATACTTTCCAACATATTCATCCATTTGAGCTAACATTTCGAAACGTTCTCTTGTTATTTCAGCTTCTTTTAATTCACTAAAGTAATTATCTTCAATAAAGTCAAAGTATATATCTTCCTTCCACTTCAACCAATCTTCTTTAGTTATAATGCCTTTCAGCATTAACTGCGTTTTTAGTAATTGTAAGAATAGATCACTAAATCTCTTTCTTAATCTATCTAAAAACTTTTTAAACTTAACCTCGTCCCTAGATATCTCAGTAGATCTACCCAGATTAAATCCAGACTCTTGCTCTAAACGGTTAGCTGGAACGTTGAGCGACTTGTAGAGTTTCTTTTGGAAGTAAATAATGTCGTCGATCTGCCCGAGGTTTTCCCCTCCAGGTAATGTTGAAATTTCCGTACCTCTACCACCTTCTCTACGCGGTAAAAAGAAGTCTTCCAACATCGACATGTGTTTACGATCATCTTTAATGTCTCCAGTCGCTGCGTCATAGACCAATTTATTTCTGTATTGGCCCATAATGTTTTTTAAATATTCTTCAGCTTTACCCTTAGGTAAGTTACCCACATCAATATAAAAAATTCTTCTTTCTGGCGCTCTACTAATTCTGTAGATAACCAAAGAGTCTTCCATCATTCTTAATTGGTTAACGGGCTTAATCGCTTTATGTAAAAATGATAAAATTCGTTTGCGAGTTGGATCTAGCATTCCTGATGTGCAATATGCTATAGAGTCAGGATGTATTTTTAAGGCCTCACTACTGCCTTTCATCCCGCCGTCTTGAAATAAGAAGTACTCTTCTGACTTCTTAATAATATTGGCCCCAGTCCTTGGATCTTTTTCTTCTTCGACCTCTTTTATTTTTCTTAATTTAGTCGGGTCAATATACCGTAATTCTTGAATACCCTTTTTAGGGTTTTTGTTATCGATAATAATATGATATGGCAACCTACCATCTACATACCATTTTCGAAAAATATCGTGTGAGTAGCTATTAAATTTAAGAAGCGAGATTATATTCTCAAACTCTTCTTTCATAACTTTCTTCACCTTATCAGATGCTTCCATTTCGTCCATAACAATTTCAATAGGTGCTGATTTGTTATCACCTACAATTGCTTCATTTATAATGTCTTCTACGGCTGCATCGCATTCTGGATGTGAAGCAATATCTCTATACTTGTATATAAGATCTACTTCAGTTTTTGCAGTATCACCGTCAATATCAACATACTGGCCAAAGTGACCACCACTATTAATAACGCCAACACCGTCTTCGTCTGTGTTTGGAACAAAGGAAGGAAGCTCTGGAAGCTTTTGCCCCTTTCTGTTGATCTCAAAACCAAAAAGTTCTGCCATTTTTTATTTACCTCAATATTATCGGAGGGGAGAACAACTCCCCTCGTCTAATATTATTTATACCGCTTTTAAGAAGTAGTTCCAGACTCCCAATACTGTACTTGTAACTCAACTGTGAATTCTTCAATCTGATTTTCATTGTCGTATGAAAGTTCGATTGTAGAAAGATTAGTTGGGAAACAACCACGCATATCGTAAGTCTTAGTTACTTCGCCTTGCTTGTTTAACTGCTCAACAATAATGTCAGCCATATAATCGGTAGGATTACTTTGACCAGTGTTATTGTTGTGTTCGCTAATACCATTCATCCATCTTTCGAATGAGTTTCTCACTTCAAAGCCCGTATCATTAATCACTGTTAATGTTACAGGTTCAAAAGTTCTGTCACCAGCAAGTTGTAGTTGTCTGCCTCTGAATAATACAGGGACAGGAGCCACAACTGATGAAGGAAACTGAGCACCCTTAATCATGAAGGAAGATAGTTCAACGTCACCTTGAGCATAAGCAGGGAAGTTACATGTTACTTTGAACATGTTAGAACGTGCACCACCGCCTACTAGCTTAGATTTAAAATCGTCTACGCCTAAAATTGCCATTATTCTTCTCCTAATTAACTACCGGCGACTTCTGAGAAATCGACTCCGGTTCTTGTTGCAATAAAGTTAAGTGAGATGAAGTTAATAGACCTTGAAGGCTTGATAAAGATATCAGCAACAAATCTATTAGCATCAATTACTTGACCTGTGTTGTTTGTAGTATCACATACGACTCTAAAGTCTGTAACACCACGTCTTCCTTTTACATCTCTTAAGAATGGCTCAAGAAGATTTCTAAATTGAGCTCTAGTAAACTCATCGTTAAATTCGAAGAGTTGTCCCTTAGCTGCAGTAGATACTGCTTTCTCAATTACAATGAATAATCTTCTTACGTTGATTCTATCAAATGCACTTGGCTTGCTCAATAATGTTTTGTCTCCGAATAACATAGTACCTTGACCAGGGAAAGAAACGAGTGGATTAACTCTTGCTTTATAAAGCATGTCTCTATCAGCCTTTTTAGGATTATATGCTAATTTAGTAACACCAAATAGTTGACCTCTTGTCGATCCCGCAGGTGAGAACCATGCGTCAGCAACATTGTCAGTATTTGCACAAAGACCTGCGCAAAGACCAGAAGCTCCTAACCATCTGTATACGTCATTATATTTGTCATAAACATAAACAGCACCAGAATCTGTTGAAGCGTAAGAAGTAGAGGCTAATGTGTCAGCCCAAGTTTTTACGTCAGCAGCAGGAGTCGCTGAACCAACTGAATCTTCGATCGGAGGTGATACAAAGGCCATACAGTCTTTTCTTGTGTTACATATTGAAATAAGTTTATCTGCAATATTTTTTGTGCCATTGGCGTCTGGATATGCAAACAAAAGGTTAACATCGACAGTTTCAGCATCTGCTAAAAGGTCGTATGCGGTACCAAGCTCTCCGTGAGTTGGCGCGTTATCGTCAACACCACCGGCCATAGCCGCAGTAATTACTGCAGTTCCAGTAACGTATGCTGTGGCGCTTGATTGACTAGCGAAAGATTCACCTGCGTCAGTTAATCCAGAAGCATGACCTGACCACCAAACATATCTAGAAGTTCTGTTAATTACTTCTTTATAGTAGTTTGAGGTTCCGTCTGCCTTATATGAGTCTGAAGCTTGTGATACATACGCAAATGTTTCTAAAACAGTATTAGGTGTTCCAGTCCATGCTCCGGTTTTATCTACGATAGCGATATGTAATTCGTCGTTAGAGTGTCCACCAACTGCAGCAGAATCCGAAGTTCCTGGAGCTCCATCAAAACTTGCTGAAGCAGGAAAATTTAGTACTCCGCTAGTACTAGAAGTAAAAGCTGTAAATGCTGTAGAGTTAGCTGGACATACTTGTACTTCGATTGCGTTACCCAGTACTCCTGGATATCTTGCGATGAAGGTTCCGTCATGTGACAAAGAATCGTAATGATCTTCGTTCTTGACTAATTTTGCAGTTCCGTCGGTCGCGTTTTTGTGACCGTCAGTTGCTGCTCGTACTACTTTTAGTGCATTACCATACTTTAAGAATGATGCTGCAGTTAAAAAGTATTTTGCTGTATTGTCGTCCGGTGCTCCGAAGATACTAGCTAGTTCTGTTTCTGAACCAACCGTTCTAACTTCTTCAACTGGACCCCAATTAAAAGCTCCTGCGAATCCACCAATACTGGTTGAGACTGCAGGTATTACGCCCGATGCGTCAATTTCATTGACTTGGACGCCTGGTGATACTTGAAATGCCATTTTTTTGTCCTCTCAATTTGAGTTATTAATAAGTTTTCATAATACGGTTATGTTCAATCAGTATTATTTATATAAATAAAGTTTTAAAGGTGTTCAACCTCAAACCATACATTACCTTCTCCATCGCCCTTTCCATTAGCGACACTACTACGTCCGTCATTAATAAGCCCAAACGGCAATAAATCATCGTGTATTGCCTGTAATTGTTCTTTATACAACATGTTTTTCATGTCAATATTTGTTATTCCCTGAAATATATCAGTAGTTGTAAACCATGCAAACAACACTAAGTTCATAACTAAGTCGTCATGGTTCGGCGCTTGCGCTTCAAAGGAATTACCTCTAGCAACAAACGTGCACATCTCTTCAATTGTATTAGCATCTACAATGTGAAGCTTTTTTTGTCCAATTAAATCTTTAAACGTAGAACACCCAATCCTTTTAACACGTCTTGTCATTGTGGCTCCGATCGCATTAGCCTTAACCTGCGATTCAACAAACATGTTTTCATATTCTAAATCATAATATAAACCATTACAGACCACCGCTCCCTGGTCATTAGATTCTACTATAATATACGCTTCGTTATATAGCTTAGCATATTTGTAGCACATATCGGGTAATAACATTGGTGATATATTATTATCTCTAAATACACAAACCTGTTTAAATGGGTTTACAGAAGTATCTATTACAGTAAATGTGCTGTAATCTTGACCACGTCCTTTAGATACATCAACAGTCATGACATATTGGTGATCTTCAATAGCTTTTTCGTAAATATATAAATTTTCGTTCCATGTCATAGGACGTAAAGACTTTTGACCAAGTAAATCGCTCGCATCAATTAAAGTATTTCCTCTTCCATGGAAATTATTGCCAAATTCTTGGTCAAACTGCAGCTCTGAAGTGTTTGATATTGTCTCAGCTTTCCACTTATCATCTCGTCCTGGAACATCCCACCAATCAACTCTAAAAGCTTTATACTCATTCGTATATGTAGTAGCACCTTCCCAAATCCTGTGAAACACATTGCCAATACCGTTCGCCGTAGAAGTAATAATAACCTTAGTATCTTTACCTGACGAAACCACTGGATATGTTGAAGTATAAAATTGCGCGTCGTTTTCTACAAACGCAAACTCATCTAAGAACAACAAGTTAATAGACAAACCACGAATAGAACTGCCGGAGGTAGCCGACGCAATTATCTTAGAGTTATTGCTAAATTCAATAGAGCCTTTATTTAGTGCTTTACATCCAGGCTGTAAGAAGAATGGCAAATTTTCTAACATAAGAGTAATACGAGCTAGCATTTCTCTAGCGGTAGCTCCTTTGTTTGCTAATATCGCGATCGTCTTTTCAGGATGAAAACACGCATACCATAAAAGATACGCCACTGCAGAAATCGATTTACCAGACTGTCTACAAGCCAAAACTACTGAAAACCGATTATCATTAAAATGATTAAACATGTTTTTCTGATATGGATACAAATTAAACGGAACTAAACCATCGTCCAAAGATATGACCTTTAAATAGTTAATAGCAAAATAACCAGGATCCATCATACATTGTCTGTATTCCTTGATCTCATCTTCACTAAATTGACTCTCTACTCCATCCTTTTTTACATTAGGATTTCCTAGATAGCCTTCATGTTCATTCTTCGGGCGTGGCATCTATAATCTTCTTATCTTTATTTTCTTTGTCGTGCTTCATAAACAATCTTTGCAAATCTGTAGTACTTCCTACAAATAAATTATTGTTTGTTACTTCTTTCTTACCCTTGTTTTCGTCGTTAAGGTCTCTATTGCTTTTTTGTAAATCCATAAGCTTATCGGTTACGTCACCAATATCTTTAATTGCTTTAGACAATACTTCAAAAGCCCTAGGATGTTCTGATTCCCTTGCAAGTTCCGCAAGTACGTCAAGAGATCTCACACCAGTTTCAATGAGATCTTTATATGTTTTTCTAGAAAATTCATAATCATCTTTGACCTCTTTTTGTGTAGTGGTCAATTCAGTTTTTTTGACTTTTTTCTCAGGCAAGTTCTTATTCAGGCTTTCCTGCATTTTTTCTAATTTATCCATAATGTACCTATGTTATACTTACAGTAACAGTATAGTTATCATCCTCATCTGCACTGCCAGGCGAAATAGTAAAATCCATATTCTCTAATATGTTTGCGCCACCCGGATCTGCATTAAAGTCTAAGTTAATTTCTCTAATAACGCCTTGATCTGCTGTCGGCCCAAAGTACTTCATTTTCATTACAAAGTCAAATTGGTATATTAATGCTCTACGAGTTTGAAAATCACCCTCGTAATCATCTTGTATAGTAACAGCGTTTAATATAATAGGAACATCCTGCTTATAATCAAAACCAGACACTGGGTTAATTGTTACTGTGTATTCGGGCTGAAAATACGGAAGTATTTGTTCCATGATCTGCAAACCGTCATCTTGATTCTTAGCCATAGCAAATAGCGACATATTAATATTATATGCTACGGCTTGTTTAATTGTTTTCTTTTTAGTAGAATCAGTCGCGTGATTTTCTACTATTTGATTTCTCTTTGCCAACTTCTGGGTGGAATCAATATCCATAGAAGTTATTTCAAATCCCATTCTAGGCAACTTAATGGCCATTGTCGCATCCTGGCCAGTCGGCGTATCTAGCCTAGATAAGAATTTTTGTTTAGGTCCGTACGCTAAAGGAACTTTGATCTGGTTTAATACATTACCAGAACCGTCCTGCCTAATAACGCTAATGTTATTAAATATAGTACCAAATAAAGCTACTGCTTTTCGTGTTGTTGCGTGGTAAAAGTGATTTCCAAACATTAGTATGTCTCCGACGCGTCGCCAAACGGATTAGTTTCGGTAAAGTCTAAGAATCCATCAGCTTCTACTTCAAATGCATAGTTTTCAGCTTGATCGTCACTCGGGAAAGCTTCAGCATCAGCAACATTATTAATATCAATAATATGGCATGTAATATTAGACTTAGATCCGACAATGCCTAATGCATTAGATACCAAAAAGTCTTTCGCATCAGTGCTTCCAGCCACTCCGATATTAGATACAGAAATTTGAGTTGCAATATCTGAAAGCTTTGTTACTGTTTGTATTTCGCCATAAACGCTTACTGCTGGATTTGTGCTAATAACCTGTGTAACAGTTTCACCTTGTATAAAGTGATTATTGTTAGAAGTGGAAACTTTCATACCAACCTGATATGACTGTTGACCTTGAACAACATCAATTGCATCAACACCCGTTTCAAAGTCTTCTTCATTATATTCAAACAGGCTACACTGCATTTTATAAACAGGAAGATTGGATAATTGATAAAACGGCTGTTCATCTTCAACAAAAGATATTTCAAAGAATGAATTAGACATTGGTAGAAATATTAAATCACCTTCTTGAGGCTTATTAGAGTCTACTGCATTGTTCCATATACCTACGAGATTTTGCCACTGCCTTCTAGAAATTACAAAAGTTGCTTCGTCTCTAATTTCTAAGCCAAATTTTTGATACAGATCGCCGGCACCTTCAAATCCATCGGTGTTTTCAATATAAGCTTCTATGAGATAAGCATCGTCAAATTTAGATGCTCTATCTTCGCCTAGTATGTCGTCTCTAGATACTAAAGTCCTAGGAATGTAATATACGTCCTGGCCGAAAATTTTAAGAGATTCAATAATTAAATCTTCATATAAATTTTGTTCTGACTTTACTGCCTGAGAGAAATATACACTTCGTGGCATATTTTACCCCGTATAGAAGTCAACTGGTTGTTCCCAGTTTAATCTGACTTCTTCATTTAATTTTTCTATTTCTTCCTTAGCATCTTCTAATATTTGTCGTCCGTTAAAAGTAACGCCACCAGGCATTACCATTCCCTCAAATTTAGAAAGATTCACACCCCACTGCATTTTGATTAATGCAGTAAGATAACGTTTTAAGAAGTAGTCATTATAGACATCTGTATAAGTATTTGGATCTAGTATTCTATAACACTCAATAATAAGATATTCGTCAGCTATAACTTCAACCGACCAATCCATATCAACGCGCAGTTGATTTTTATGTCTGTCAAAGCTAATATGTTTTTCGTCCGAATCTACTAGTAAATCTAACATTGATAGCCATTGCTGAGCCATCTCGTATTCTACTAGAGATCCCATATAGCCAAGTGAATACATATCATTCAAATGCATTTGGTATTGTACATCAAACATGCCGCTTCCCAATCCATCTCTGATTGGAAAAACCTGAACGACATCAGTTACCAAATCAGGTATAGTAATATACCCGTTAGTAATATCAGTT